AAAAGTTATGGCAGTTCCCAAGTGGAGCAAAGATTGAGTTTGGGTTCTTGGAACGAGATGCAGATGTTTATCGTTATCAAGGACAAGCGTACAGTTGGATAGGGTTTGATGAGATAACTCATTTACCTACAGAGTTTGGATGGAACTACTTAGCATCACGTTTAAGAACTACCAATCCAGAACTTAAAACATATCTAAGATGTACAGCTAACCCCGGTGGTGTTGGTGCTGCTTGGGTTAAAAAGAGATACGTAGAACCTGCAACAGAAAATAAAAGTTTTATAGGTAAAGACGGTCTCACTAGAAAGTTTATACCAGCTAAGTTACAGGATAATCCATACTTAGCAGAAGACGGTGAATACGAAAGGATGCTACAGTCCTTACCGGCAGTTCAAAGAAAACAACTGCTAGAAGGTAACTGGGACATAAATGAAGGAGCAGCCTTTGCTGAGTTTGAACCTCCGGTTCACGTCATACCACCTTTCGAGTTACCGGGGTGGTGGGAAAGAGTTAAAGCAGTAGACTATGGTTATGCTGCTGAAAGTTGCTGTTTATGGGCTGCTATCGACCCTGAAGACAAGACCATCATAATATATAGAGAACTATACAAGAAAGGTCTAACAGGCGAAGCACTCGGAGACGCAATTACCGAAATGGAAGGTAATGAAATAAAATCCATTACTGGTGTACTAGATACAGCAGCTTGGTCAAGGACTGGTTATACTGGTCCTACCATAGGTGAAATCTTAGTTAATAAAGGACATAAACTAAGACGAGCTGATAAAAATAGAGTAGCAGGTAAAGCTCAGATACATGAGCATTTACGAGTAAATAAAGGTACTGGAAGACCTAGATTGCAGATATTTAATACATGTCCCAATCTAATTAAAGAACTTCAAGGTTTACCATTATCTAAAACTAATCCAGAAGATGTGGATACTCATGCTGCTGACCATGCTTACGATGCTCTAAGGTATTTAATTATGAGCAGACCAAGAATGGACCATCCTCATGATAGGATGTTAAGAATAAAAGAAGATTTATATAAACCTGCTGATACAGGATTTGGTTATTAATATGGTAGAAGACAACACATTCTTAAGAGCTAACGACATCTATGAAGAAGTTGAAGGTGAATCTGGAGTTCAACTTACACTTGAAGAAGACCAACAAAGAAATATAATTGGAACTATTAAAGATAGATTTCAAATAGCTGAAGATGCTAGACAAACTGATGAACGTAGATGGTTAAGAGCATATGAAAACTATAGAGGTTTATACGCTAAAAATATTAAGTTTAGAGAATCTGAAAAGTCTCGAGTATTTGTAAAGGTTACTAAGACTAAAGTACTTGCAGCATTTGGACAACTTGTAGATGTTATCTTTGGTACAGGTAAATTTCCGATAGGAATTTCGGAAACTAAAATACCTGAAGGTGAAACAGACTACGCACATTTAGATACTTCAAACCCTACACCCGGATTAGAAACTACTGAAGGTGAACTACCTGATAACTTTGGTAATCGAGAAGGTGCTAATACAAATCCTTATGATGTTGGTTACGAAGGAGATGGCAAAACTTTAAAACCCGGAGCCACTTACTACAACGGTATTTTTGAAGATAGTCTTGAAGACCAAGCAGAAGAGTTAGGTATATTAAAAGATGGTGCTAGTCCTGACCCACAAAAACTTGAATTATCTCCTGCACAAAGAGCTGCAAGAAGAATGGAAAAGCTTATCCATGACCAAATAGAAGAGTCTAATGGTAATGCTGAAATGAGAAATGCTCTTTTAGAATCTGCTTTACTTGGTACAGGGATTGTAAAAGGACCATTTAATTATAATAAAAAACTTCACAAGTGGGATACAGATGAATCAGGAAATAGAACATATAACCCTTTAGAAGTTAGAGTACCTAGAATAGAATTTGTAAGTTGTTGGGATTTTTATCCAGACCCTAACGCAACTAATATGGAAGAATGTGAATACGTTATCCATAGACATAAAATGAATAGAAGTCAATTAAGGCAGTTACGTAATATGCCTTACTTTGATGAAGATGCAATACGTAGTGCAATTCAAATGGGTGCAAACTACGAAGAAAAAGATTTTGAAAGTCAGTTAAAAGATGATGCAAGATATGATGAAGAAGTAGGAACTAACTTTGAAGTTTTAGAATACTGGGGAATCATGGATGCTGAATACGCTAGAGAAGTAGGTATTGATTTACCTAAAAGTGTTGATGACTTAGATGAAGTACAAGTTAATGTATGGACATGTGGACATTACATTTTAAGAGCTGTATTAAATCCATTTACTCCATATAGAATACCTTATCATGCTTTCCCATACGAAAGAAATCCATATAACTTCTTTGGTATTGGTGTAGCAGAAAATATGGATGACTCACAACAAATTATGAATGGTCATGCAAGAATGGCTATAGATAACTTAGCAATGTCTGGTTCATTAGTTTTTGATGTAGATGAGTCTGCTTTAGTTGGCGGACAGAGTATGGAAATATATCCGGGTAAGATATTCAGAAGACAAGCTGGTATGCCGGGACAAGCTATACATGGCTTAAAGTTTCCTAATACATCACAAGAAAACTTAATGATGTTTGACAAGTTTAGACAACTTGCAGACGAACAAACAGGTATACCTAGTTATTCACACGGACAAACAGGTGTTCAAAGTATGACAAGGACTGCTTCAGGTATGTCCATGTTACTTGGAGCATCAAGTTTAAATATTAAAACAGTTATTAAAAACCTTGATGACTTTTTATTAAAACCACTTGGAGAAGCTTATTTCCAGTGGAACATGCAATTTTTAGAGGACGAGTTGGATGTCAAAGGTGATTTAGAAGTTAAAGCTACTGGAACAAATAGCTTGATGCAAAAAGAAGTACGAAGTCAAAGACTTACTATGTTCTTACAAACTGCACAAAATCCTGCTGTTGCTCCATTTGTTAAGATTTCTAAACTCGTAAGTGAACTAGCCTACAGCTTAGACTTAGACCCTGATGAAATACTCAATGACCCTGAAGAAGCTGCATTAATGGCACAAATAATAGGAATGCAAAATGCTGGACAAACAAATGGCGAAGAAGCTCAATCCCTTGGTCAACAATCCCCAATGGGAAGCCTTCAAGGAACACCTGAACAACCTCAAGAACTTGGAGTTACAGGCACTGGTGGTGGCAACATCGGAACAGGAAATGTACCGGTTGCAGGGGAAGCTGAATTTTCTGGAACGCCTAGGGCAGTTGGACCTACAGGTTAAAGAAGCAATAACAAGAAAAGAGGAGATATAATGTTACAAAAGCCTGATTACATAGATATAGATAACGATGGTAATACAACTGAGCCTATGAAAAAGGCTGCTAAAGAAAGAGATATGAAATCTATGGGTGGTTTACTTGAAGATGATAGAGAACAATATGTTATCGGTGGTCTAGCTAAAATATTATCTAAATCAACAATTAAAAAACTTAAAAATCTTAAAGCTAAAGCAAACAAAATGGATGAAGATGGAAGTTTAAAAAATCCTAAAGATGCTATAAAGTTTCAAGATGAATCTATTAAAGTATACGAAGAATTAATAGATAAAGGATTATCTGCAGATGAAGCTACAAAAGCTTTACAAGATGCATTAAAAATAAAAGTGGGAATGGATGAAGGTGGTCCAATGTCTATGGATGACCAAATGCTAATGGTTATGACAGCACCACAAGAATCTGAAATAGAATCTGATGATGATATGGAAGATGGATATACAAGATTTATAATGGAAGAAGCATTGACAGAAGAAGAAGAAGATATGCTTATGTCCAAACTAGAACAAGATGAGGAACTAGCTATGATATTTGATAAAGTCATAGATGTTGCTCAAGAATTTGCTGGGTCTGGTCCTGTTGAAGGTCCGGGTTCAGGAGTCTCTGACAGCATACCCGCAAGGTTATCTGATGGAGAATTTGTCTTTACTGCAAAAGCTGTAGAAGAAATCGGAGCTGACAATTTAATGGCTATGATGAAAGAAGCTGAAGCTGCTGCAGATGAAAGACAACCAGCCCGAGATGGAGGTACTATGAAGGAAGAAAATAATAAAGGTTCTATTTTAGATACTAGAAAAGATATCGAAGAAGAAGAACCTAATTATACAAATCCTTTAGAACAACCACCTATATATGGGTCTGGACTTAAACGATAAAGCTACCTGAATTAATTAATCAGCCCTTTATCAAACTAAAACCAAAAGGCTACCTTTACAAGAACAAGCCCTCTAGTCGACATAGAGCTACCTTGTCAAACGAAGCCCCGAGTAGGAGAAAAGAAAATGACTAATACAGTCCAAAAAGAAGAAACGCCAAACCCTTATAACGCAAAGAAAGATTGGCACAAAGGAGACGATAAACCTTTTGTATCATCTCAAAGTATGTTTTTTGAAGAGCCTTCTGAAAAGAATAAACTCTTTAAAAGTAATGATATAACTGAAGTGGAAGCTGAAGGAAGTGTTAATACTGAAGAACTGGAAACTAAAAAGGATACACCTTATAAAAAACCAGACTATAAAAAAAGATACGATGATTTGAAAAAACATTATGATAGTAAACTTAATGAGTTTAAAAGCAGAGAAGAAGAGTTATTAAATCAAGTTCAACAACCTGAATATAAAGCTCCAAAAACTGAAGAAGAACTTGAAAAGTTTAAAAATGATTATCCTGATGTTTATGAAGTTGTAGAAACAGTTGCACATCTACAGTCGGAGTCTAAAGCAAAAGTTCTAGAAGAACGCCTTAGTAAACTCCAAGAAAGAGAAAATCAACTAGTACGACAAGATGCAGAAAAAAGGTTAATGGAAAGACATCCTGATTTTGAAGATATCAGAAATAGTGATGACTTTCATGGTTGGGCAAAAGAACAGCCTAAGTCTATCCAAGATTGGATATACTCAAATGCTGACGATGCTGACCTAGCTTCACGTGCTTTAGATTTGTTTAAAAAAGATTTTGGTATTGAACCTACAAAGACTAAGTCATCTTCTAAACCGACCAGAAAATCTGCTGCAGATATGGTTTCTACTAAAACAACTAGTGTAGAACCAGCTCAACAGAAAGTATGGTCAGAAAAGGAGATTGCTGCAATGAGTGTTGCTGAATTTGATAAATTTGAAAAAGAAATATCAGATGCAATGCAAGAAGGCAGAATCATTAAATAAACTATAATTAACTTAAAGGAGAATGTATCATGGCTCAATATTTTGAACCCGCAACTGATACCGATGCTAACTTTGCTAACTCCGTAAGTGGACAAACTAATAGTTTCTTTTTACCTTCGGTTTACTCTAAAAAGGTTTTAAACTTCTTTAGAAAAGCCTCAGTGGTAGAAGCTATTACTAACACCGACTATGCTGGTGAAATATCTGCTTATGGAGACTCTGTAAAGATTATCAAAGAACCTGTCATTTCAGTATCAGACTACACAAGAGGTAGCGATACTACTGACACAAAACTAACTGACCAAGAAATAACTTTGGTTGTTGACAGTGCTAAAGCTTTCAAATTCATCGTAGATGATATTGAAACAAATATGTCACATGTGAACTTCAAAGAAGTTGCTTCAAGCTCTGCTGCATATGCATTGAAAGATTCATATGATGCTGCTGTTTTAGCAACTATGTTTGCTGGTGTATCAGCTTCATCACCTGACCATATCATCGGAGCAGATGCTGCTGCCGGTACTGGTGGTGTTGCAGAAACTACAGCTTCTGTCGACCTATTAGGTTCAGACGGAACTGGTGTAGATGCTATTGACCTTATGGCAAGAATGGCAAGACTTTTAGACGACCAGAATGTACCTGAAGAAGGTAGATGGTTTGTTGCACCTCCTTCATTCTATGAAGAGTTGTCACAATCTGGTTCTAAGCTATTAAGTGTTGACTTTAACGCTGGTCAAGGCTCAATCAGAAATGGTTTAGTTTCAAGTGGAAAACTAAGAGGATTTGATATGTACAAATCTAACAATATCGCTACGCCTACAACGGCTACTGGTAAAGTTATGGCTGGACATATGAGTTCTACTGCTACTGCTAACACTATCCTTTCAACAGAAGTGTTGAGAGACCCAACATCGTTTGGTGATATTGTTAGAGGTTTACATGTCTACGGTGCGAAAGTACTTAGAGATGATGCCTTAGTATCAGCTTTTTATGCAATTGACTAATATCAATTCGGGGGAGTCTTCGGACTCCTCCACTTTTTAACAAGGAGATAAAAATGAAACACGGAATGAAACACGGAAAAGAAAAAAGAAAAGAAATGATGATGGGTGGATATGACATGAAGCCTAGAGATAAAAAAATGGATGGTGGTAGAATGAAATATGCTAAAGGCGGTTCAGCTCAACCTATGTATGGTCATGGAGAATGTCCTAAAGCTTCAGCTAACTAAACATGAAAGTCGCAGCACCTAAAGGCTATCACTGGATGAAGTCCGGTAAGTCTTATAAATTAATGAAAGACCCTTCAGGTGGATACAAACCTCATAAGGGTGCAAGTAAAACAGCAAACTTTAAAATTCAAAAGGTACATAAAAAATAATGGCTACTACATATCTAGATTTAACTAACGAAGTATTAAGAGAACTTAATGAACTTCCATTAACTGCTGCAAACTTTGCAAACGCTACAGGCTTTCAGAAGTTTGTAAAAGATACTGTTAATAAATCTATATTTGATATAGCTAACCAAGAACCTCAATTACCTTTCTTTTCTGCTGGAGTTAGTGGAAGTACTGACCCCTTTTATGGGAACGTAACAGTACCTACAGTAGCAGGTCAAAGATTTTATACGTTAAAGTCTGATAGTTCTAGTATCACTACAGACTACGCATCAATCGATTGGGATGATTTTTATGTAACTACAATTAATGTAAGTGGAGAAACAGCTCCTTATGTTTCAAGAGGTTTAAGATTCCTTACACTTGATGATTGGAAAAGATACTACAGAGACAGCGAAAACGAGGATGATGCTAACTCACAAAACTATGGAGAACCTAAATTTGTAATTAAGTCTCCAGATAGCAGGAAATTTGGATTAAGTCCTATTCCTGATAAAGTTTATAATATACACTTTTATGCTTTCGTAAGACCCACTGCTTTGTCAGCTTACGATGACACAATGGTTTTACCAGAGCAATACAGTAATATTGTAACAGCTAGAATGAGATACTATGTGTGGCAATTTAAAGAAAGTCCACAACAGGCTGCTTTTGCATTGGATGATTATAAGAAAGGAATGAAACAAATGAAGTCTAATCTTATGAATCCAACGCCTAAATACATGACAGACGATAGAAGATACTTTTAAATTATGGCACGTTCACAACCATTTACAGTAGCATGTGAAGGCGGTTTAGTTACTGCTTCTAATCAGATTGATTTGCTACGAAGACCCGGAGTAGCTACAGAGTTAGAAAACTTTGAAGTTTCTATTGAAGGTGGTTATAGAAGAATTAGTGGATTTACTAAGTTTGGTGAAGGTAGTGCAACTCAACCAACTGGAGGAGCTACTACCATACAAGGAGTATTTCCATATGCAGATGGTGTTATAGTAACTGCAGGAACTGATATATTTTTTAGTAACGATGGAGCTACATGGTTACAAATAAATAAATTATCTGCAGGTGGTGGTGATGACCATACAACTTTTACAGGTAAGTCAGCAACTGCAAGAACTGGACAAGGGCAATGTCAATTTGTACTTTTTGAAGGTGCAACATTTAATTACGGTGAAGTAATTATAGCTGATGGTGCTAACAAACCTTGGGCTTTTAGAATGGAAGGCACAGGAGCTTTAAACACTAGAACATTTTTTACTCATGAAATAACTGTAGATGGTACTAACGGTGTAAAGTATATTACTATTCATGACCATCATTTAATTGCAGCAGGAGTAGAAAATAATTTAAATACTGTTTATTACAGTGTTTATAACGACCCTGATAACTTTACAGGTTCTGGTGCAGGTTCTGTAACTATATCAGACCAAGTACAGGGTGTTAAAGGATTTAGAACAGATTTAATAGTTTTTGCTGAAAACAGCATACATAAACTAATAAACATAAATGATAGTGCTAATATTCGTATAGACCCTATTACCGAAAACGTAGGGTGTTTAAGCGGCTATAGTATACAAGAGATTGCTGGTGACTTACTATTTTTAGCACCAGACGGAATAAGAACAGTTGCTGGTACTGCAAGAATTGGTGACGTTGAGTTAGGTACGTTATCTAAAGCGATACAACCTGTATTAACAGCAATAACTCAAAATATAAATTTATATAGAATTACTAGTGTTGTTATTAGAGAAAAATCACAATACAGATTATTTTATAGTAACGTAAATGCAGTAGCTGCAGGACAAAGAGGAATTATAGGAACCATCAGAGCAAACGGTTTTGAATGGTCAGAAACAAGAGGACTAGAAGTAACTGAAATAGGTTCAGGATTTGATAAAGATGGAGTTGAAGTATATTATCACGGGAATAATACAGGTTATGTGCATATACATGATTCAGGTGATGACTTTGATGGGACTGCTATATTAGCAAGATACTCAACGCCAGATTATGATTATGGTGATTTAGGAACTTTAAAAACTTTACATTATTTAAAAGTTTCAGCAGGTGCAGAAGGTTTATCTACTCCAGAAGTTCAAATAAGATTTGATTATGGAAGTTCAGATGTACCACAACCAGCAGAAAATTTTTCACTTGGAACATTAAATCCACCTTCATTTTTTGGACGAGCTGTGTTTGGAACAAATATTTTTGGAGCAATAGCAGACCCTATGATTAGAATACCATTACAAGGAAGTGGGACTTCAAACAATTTTACATTTATTTCAAACGATAATAAACCATCGTATAAAATTAACGGTTTATATGTAGATTACATACCTTCAGGTAGGAGATAAAAACAATGGCAGGTTATATAAGACAAAGTAGTTTCATAGACGGAGATACAATTACTGCTGCATTATTTAATAATGAATACAATCAATTAGTTAATGCATTTAGTAATACAAGTGGTCACAAACATGATGGAACAACAGCAGAAGGACCAGTAATAGGTCTAATTGGAGATGCTGGTGAAACTTCTCCAAACAATAAAGTATTAATAGATACTACAAATAACTACATAGAATTTTATGTAGAAGTATCTTCAGCACCTGTACAACAATTATATATTGCAGATGGAGCTATTATTCCTGTCACAGATAACGATATAGATTTAGGTACAAGTTCATTAGAGTTTAAAGATATTTATATTGATGGAACTGCCACCATTGATACATTAACTATTGATGAAGCTGCTACTGTTGGAACTACATTAGGTGTTACAGGTGCTACAACATTAAGTTCTACACTTGCTGTTACAGGTACATCAACACTTACAGGTAATGTAACTGCAACCAATGACTTATCTGTTGGTGGTAATCTTACAGTAACAGGTAATGCTACTATCTCAGGTAATCTTACATTTGGTGATGCAGATACTGATAGTATTAATCTAGCTGCTGAAATTGATTCAGATATTATTCCTAATACTGATGGTACATATGACTTAGGAAGTGCTACAAAAGAATGGCAAGACCTTTATATTGATGGTACAGCTAACATAGATAGCCTTGTAGCTGATACAGCAGACATAAACGGTGGTACAATTGATGGTGCTACCATAGCAACTTCAGATATAACTGTAGGTTCTGGTAAAACTTTAGACGTTTCAGCAGGTACATTAACTTTAGCAGATGACCAAATTTCTGGTGATAAAGTTGAAGGCGGTACAATAGCTGCAACAACTATCACTACATTAACTTCAACAACTGGTAACATTACTAACGTAAATGCTACTACAGTAGATTCTACAAATCTTGAAATTACAAATTTAAAAGCTAAAGATGGTACTGCTGCAGGTTCTATAGCAGACTCTACAGGTGTTGTAACACTTGCAAGTTCTGTACTAACTACAACAGATATTAATGGTGGAACTATTGATGGTTCAACTATAGCTACATCTGATATTACAGTTGGAACTGGAAAAACTTTAGATGTATCTTCAGGAACTTTAACACTTGCTGATAATCAAATATCAGGTAATAAAGTTGAAGGCGGTACAATAGCTGCAACAACTATAACAGATTTAACTTTTGGTAGCCTTAACGATGGTACAATAACTATAACAGCTTTTGCAGATGAAGATGATATGTCTTCAGACTCTGCAACGCTTGTGCCAACTCAACAATCTGTAAAAGCTTATGTAGATAGTCAAGTTACAGCACAAGATTTAGATGCTACTACAGATAGTGGTACAATAGCAATAGACTTAGATAGTGAAACATTAACTATTGCAGGTGGTGAAGGTATTGATACTTCTGCTGCAACAAATACAATTACTATTGCTGGTGAAGATGCTTCAACAACTAACAAAGGTATAGCTTCATTTAGTTCAGATGACTTTACAGTTTCTAGTGGAGCTGTAAGTTTAGCAACAACTTCAACTGCTGCAGAACTTAATATACTTGATGGTGCTACAGTAACTACTGCAGAGCTTAATATTCTTGATGGAGTCACAAGTACAGCAGCAGAATTAAATATCTTAGATGGAGTCACAAGTACAGCAGCAGAATTAAATATCTTAGATGGAGTCACATCAACTACTGCTGAATTAAATATTTTAGACGGTGTTACATCTACTGCAGCAGAGTTAAACATTTTAGATGGTAAAGCTTTTCTTGATGAAGACAATATGGCATCTAATAGTGCTACAGGTATAGCATCTCAACAATCTATTAAAGCTTATGTAGATTCACAAGTAGGTGCTGTAAGTACTGATGTTGTTAGTGATACAACTCCACAACTAGGTGGTGATTTAGATACTAACGGTAATGATATAGTATTTGCTGATACCGACAAAGCTATTTTTGGTTCACCGGGTTCAGATTTACAAATTTACCATAGTGGAACTAATAGTTTTATAACAGAGGCAGGAACAGGTAGTTTATTTATTGATTCTGATAATACTATACATATAAGAAATGTAGCAGGTACTTCTAATATGGCTCAGTTTACTCCCGGTGGAGCAGTTTCTTTATACTATGCTAATGGTTTAAAACTAGCCACAACCTCAACAGGCATAGACGTAACAGGTACAGCAGTAACAGACGGTCTTACAGTAGCTGGTACAGCTCAAATAACCAATACCTCTTCTATAGATACACTAACATTAGCAGGTAATACTGGTTCTGTTTCAGGTGTAAAACTACAAGCTGAAGAAGTACATGGTGCTATGTATGGAGTTAATATAGGCACTAACTATGGTGGTCTTGCTTTCCATACAAATAATAACGGAACTGTAGCAGAAAAAGTAAGAATAGATAATGCTGGAAATGTTGGAATTGGAATTAGTCCTACACAAAGATTAGATGTATCAAATGTTTCTCGTTATACATTTAATGTTGATAATGCATATACTTTACAAACATCTTTAAACGCTGCTGGTTCTGCGGTGGCTGACTCATATATAAATGCAGCACAACATATTTTCCAAACATCTGCAACAGAAAGAATGAGACTTGATAGTTCAGGAAATCTTGGAATAGGACTTACTCCATCATATTCAGCAAGTGGTAGACCATCACTTGAAATTGGCGGTTCAACACAAGGTAACTTAGCTTTTAATGGTTCAGGAAAATCAGGATTAATTATCACAAACTCAGCACATAATGGTTCAGCTTTTGTTGCTGTTAATACAGGAGTTTCTTCAGCTTATTCACAAGAATCAGGAGAACATAGATTCTTTTCAGCAGCTTCCGTATCAGCAGGTGCAGCACAAACATTTAGTGAACACATGCGTATTGATTCATCAGGACGAGTTGGAATCGGAACAACCTCACCTCAAACAGATTTAAATATTGTAAATACTTCAGGTGCAACATTAGATATTAATACTAATCTAGCTGGTGCTGATTCTAAAATATTATTACATGAAGGAAGCTCATCAAGTCCAGCCAATGGTGCATCTATCAGATATGATGGTGCAAATAACTTATTTAAAATTGGTGTTGGTTCTAGTGTAGATACAACTAGATTAACAATTGCTAGAGATTCAGGCAATGTTGGAATTGGAACGACTAGTCCAACTGAAAAACTAACAGTCAATGGTGCTTTAGCTATAACAGGTGCTTTATCAGATGATAGAACATCTACTGCTGCTATCGACTTTTCAAGTGGCGTATCAAGAGTAGTTTCTTATGGTGCTAGTGGAACTGCTGGTATTACAGCTTTTAGGACAGCATCTGGTGGTGCTAGTTCTGCTGAATTGATGCGAATATTAGGAACTGGTGAAGTGCATATTACTTCTGGCGGTGATGCAATAACTCCAACAACCAAACATAGTGGTGCTACAGGAGATGTAGCAAAACTAAGAGTAATAAATAGAAGCGGTCAAGGTGCTGACAAAGGTGGATTAGTAGAACTTGGTGCTGTTACTAATGATGGTGTTGATAGGTCAGATGTTCTTGGCTCAGTAGCTGGTTTAAAAACTAATGGCACTTCAGGAGACATGCAAGGTTATTTACAATTTAGTACAAATACTGGTTCTGCATTAAGTGAAGTTATGCGTATTAATTCTTCAGGGCAAGTTGGAATTGGAACAACCGATGCAGGTAATGCAAAGTTAGTTATTAATGGTAATACTGCAGCAGGTGATGTAGCTTGTATTGATTTTGATGGTTTTGGTAGTCGTGGCGATGGTTTTTCACAATCCATTAACTTTAGAATGGGTAGACCCGGTCAAGCTACTGACCAACCTGCACAAATAAAAAGTTATTTTCAAGGTGGTGGTGCTACTGCAGGTCAAACAAGTATTGGGTTTAAATTTACTACAATTAGTTCTAATACTCAAATTGACCAGTTTTTTATAGATGCTGCATATGCAAGGTTTAAATTTAATTCTGACGAAAATCCTCAATCAAATAATCCACAAACCTCTGCGTGTTTTGTTATAGGTCCATCAGGTTCAACAGCAGTAACATCAGGTTTAACAAGTTCTTGTGTTTTACTAAACAGAGGTGGTGAATTATATGCTGTAGATTCTTCTCATAATAATACACAGCTCACGCCACATAATTGGACATTAATACCTGACGGACCTTCAGAAGAATTAGCATGGACTTATTGGTCACAAAGACCTAACCCAGATAATCCTGAACAATTACAAGGCATAAATGTTGACATGGCAAAAGTTGCTAGAAAAGTTGAAGATTTGGTTGGTGAAAAATTAGTTTATACAGAAAATTCTAATATGGATGACCATACACATCAAAACATAATAGCTGATATACAAAGTACATTAGCAGATTTAACAACAAGAATAGAAGCTTTAGAAGGCTAACAACAAAAGGAGAATAAAAATGGCAATTGGATATACTTGGGATGTTTCAACAGTTGATACTTACCCAACACTAGATGGTAATGCAGACGTTGTTTATAACGTGCATTGGAGATTAACCGCAGAAGATGATGCTAATCAGGATGCTGATGGTAACAACTGGACAGCTACTGTATACGGAACTCAATCTGTAGACACAGCAGATATCACAGACTTCACAAGCTTTGCAGACTTAACAAGCTCTGACGTTCAAGGCTGGGTAGAAGCTGCTATGGGTGAAGAAGCTATAACAGCTTTAAAAGCTGGTCTAGATGCTCAAATCGAAGCTAAAATCAATCCAACATCTGTTACTAAAACTATAGGAGCATAAACATCATGGAGCTAACACCTTATTTATTTTGGAATATATTTATAACCTTGGTGTTGGCACCAATCCTTTATGGTATTCGTAGTAATACTTCAGAAGCTAAAAGAATTGATATACTCTTAAATAAAACTCGTGAAGAGATGGCAAGAGAGTATGTAACCAAAAACGAACTAAAAGATGATATGCAAGTCTTGATGGACAGGATAGATAAAATAGGTGAAAAGCTTGACAAATTGTTCGAAGTCAAGTAAAATATACATAAGAGATTATTATGGCAAAAGGTAAACAAAAGAAAAAAAGAAATAAAAAGTATAGACCTACTTATGTTACAGGTGGTAGAGTAGATATGTCTAAAGGTGGTAGAGTAGGTTTTCAAAGAGGAGGTCCTAAAAGACCCGGTGAACAAGAACCACCTGTTATGGTAGGTGAACCTGTACAGCCACCTAAAAAAGTAGGAGGACCAGTACCACCACCACAACCTACACCACAGCCTACACCACAACCTACACCACAGCCTACACCACAGCCTACACCACAGCCACAACCTTCTACTACTGTAGTTGATGTAAAAGATAAAGATGACGGTGAAAATAAACAAGGAGTTGCTATAGGAGCTAGAAAAGTTATAAACGGATATTGGCATGTATGGACAGGAGATGATTGGGTCAATACAGGACAAGCTTATGAAAGTGGTGATGATGACGATAACGGTGATGGTGACGATGGTGGTAATGACGATGGTGGTGATGAAGAAGAAACTGAAGTCGATGAATTTGAAGGAATGACAGAGTTTCAAAAACAACAATTAGCTGAAAAAGAAAGAGGTCAAAGAGTCATTGAAACAGGTAGAAGTGCAGAACAAATAGCTGCAGGAATAATGCCTGAAGATATGCCAACAATACCTGAACCTGAAAAGATATCAAGAGAAGATACGGAAATCGCAAAAGAAGATGTACCTCAAATGGGAGAAACTGAAAGAGGTGTAGCTGTAGATGTAGATGATGTTGGTGCGGAAAAAGTAAAAACAGGAACAGCTAAAACAGCAGAAGCAACAACACAAGTTCAAATAGGTACAGATGCAGAAGGAAAGCCTATATATTCATCTCCCGGTGTAGCTGTTACAGCTCCTACTACAACTGTATCAGGAACTCAAGTAGCTGTAGATGCTGCAACAGGAACACTATCACCAGAAGCACAAGCTTCAGTAGACGAAATAAGACAACTATCTGGAAACGCAGTAGCTGCTCAAATTGAAGATAGTATAATGAATGCTGCTAAAGCTGAAGATATAGATGGAGTTTTATCTGCAGGTGCATTTGCTCCAGAAGTAACAGGAGCTAAAGTACAAGTAGCTGCAACAGCCGATGCAGAAGCTAAAGAACGTGAAGCTATTACAGGACAACCAGCTAATACTGGACAAGCTTCTCAAATTATAGGAACAGTAGGTTATGAAGCTGCACAACAAAGAGCAGTAAAAGGTGTTGAAGCTAAAGGTGCTGCTGCATCTATGGTAGCTGAAGTTGGTAATATACCACCAGAAATAGCTGCTGCTATTGTAGAAGACCCTGCAACTGTAGAAGCCCAAGTAGATACTAATCCTGTAGAAGTTAATGCTGCTATTGCTGCATTGCCTACAGAAGCTTTAGTATCTTCACAAATGGAAAATTTATTAGGTGGAATGGAAGACGGTGAAGTTCCTATGTGGGCTAAACCTGCTGTCGATGCTATCAATGCAAGAATGGCACAAAGAGGTATGTCAGTTTCTACAGTGGGTAGAGATAGTTTATTTAATGCTATTATTCAAAGTGCTATGCCAATAGCTCAAAGCAACGCACAAGCATTACAGACTAGAGCAGCTCAAAATTTAAGTAATGAGCAACAAGCTAACTTACAACAAGCTACTCAAGAACAACAGTTAAGAATGCAAAACTTAGCTAATCGTCAAGATGCTGCAAGTCAGACTGCACAAATGTCTCAACAAATGAGAACAATGCAAAGTCAATTTAGACAACAAGCTGTAATGACTACTGCTGAACAACAGCAACAAACAAGAATGGCTAACTTGCAGAATCAACAACAAGCTGCATTAGTTAATGCTCAAAACCAACAACAAGCAAACATGGCTAATCTTGGTAATGAGCAACAAGTAAACATGGCAGAGCTTCAAATAGAAGCACAAGTTCAAGGAGCTAATCAAAGTGCAATTAACCAACAACGTATGTTGGAAATGCAAAATGCTGCTGATTTTTTATCTAAAAATGCTGGATTTAAACAGCAAATGGATTTAGCTAATTTATCTAATGACCAGCAAATGAGACTTGCAAACTTGTCAGCTCTTAATCAAGCTGGTTCAGAAAATCTTACTGCTGCTCAACAGACAGAACTTGCAAATCTTAACAAACAAATGCAGGTTAATATTAAGAATGGTGAGTTAGCTCAATCAATGGGATTAGCTCAACTTAATGTTGACCAACAAAGAGCTATGCAAAATGCAAACATTGTTGCAAATATGGACATGGCAAACTTTAATGCTGACCAACAAAGAGTATTAGCTAATAGTAAATTTATGCAAACAGTAGCTATACAGAATATGTCAGCAGAACAACAACTGGTAATGCAACAAGCTACAGCTTTAGCATCACTTGATATGGCTGCTGTAGACCAAAGAACAAAGTTAGCTATTAGTAATGCTCAAAACTTTTTACAAATGGATATGGCAAACTTATCAAATGAGCAACAAGCAAGTATGATGAGAAGTCAACAAGAACAACAAAGATTATTATCAGACCAGTCTGCTATGAATGCTCAAGCACAGTTTAATGCTACAAGTGAAAATCAAGTTAATCAGTTTATGGCTAACTTAGAACAACAAAATAAACAGTTTAATGCATCTCAATTAAATGCGATGGAACAGTTTAACGTAGCTAATACAAACGCTGCTGAAGCTAGAAGAGTCGGTAATGAGTTTGAGGTTGAAAAACTAGAAGCACAATTACAAAGTGATATGTCTAAATTCAATGCACAACAAGATTTTGCAAAAGAACAATTCAATACACAAAATGAAACAGTTATTGCACAGTCTAATGTAGAGTGGAGACGTAAAGCTAATACTGCAGACACTGCTGCTTTTAATGCTGTTAATCAACAAAATGCACAGAATGCTTTTGGTCTTACTGCTTCTGCTAATAATTTTTTATGGCAAGAGCTTAGAGACGAAGCAGACTTTGATTTTAAACGATGGGATAACGAACAACAACGTAAAGCTTCGTTACTTATAGCTGCTTTAGGAAACACTGAAGCTGTTAATAGAAAAGATGATTGGGATAATAACGTAGCAAGTATTGCTAGATTATTAGACGGGTGGTTAAGCTAAAGGAAATATTATGGGTAAATTAAGAAAAATTGGAAGAAAAATTAAAAGAGGATTTAAAAAATTAGGTAAAAAACTTAAAAAAGGTTTTGGTAAACTAGCTAAAGCTTTTGGAAAGTTAGGTCCTTTAGGTTCTATTGCACTTTCTTTTTTACTTCCGGGTATCAGTAATGTTTTAACGGGATGGCTAAGTAATATGGGACCTGTCGGTCAGTTTATTTTAGATGTTGGTTCTAAAATTCAAACCGGTGCAAACTGGGTTAAAGATGGAGTTGGTAGAGTTTTTAACAGAGTTACAGATGCTATTGAATTTGGAATGAATAAAGTAAGCGGTGGTACAGTAGGTAGTGACTTTAGAAACTGGGTAAGTGAACAAACTAAAGGATTTATTGACCCATCTACACAAGGTGTTGAAGATATTAAAGTTCCGGGAGAAACTAAAATAATTGAAGGTTCAAGTGATTTTAGAAAAGACACTCAAGTTCCTGAAGTTTCAAGTGCTAGTGAAATAACTCAACAAGCTAAAGATAGTGTTGCAGTAATGGATAAAAAAATAGAACAAATTAAAGCAGAAGCACCAACTATTAAACCAGATACAAGTATAAAAACAGCAAAATCTGAAACAACAAAATATCTTGATGAAGTTAAAGGACAATATGCATATATAAAACCTATTACAAAAGTAGGTGAAGGAATACTTCAAGATGAAAGTGATGCAGCTTATGCTGATTATTTAATGAAACAAGAAAATGCTCAAAGAGCTGGATTATTAGCAGAAGAATCTTTATCTATGGTTCCTACTAATACATATGCTTATGCACCTCAAGATTTTATTGACATAAATAATTTAAATAATAATCCAAATGCAATAGCACAAATGACTTCAGGCTATGGTCTTATCTTAGAAGATTTTTACGCAACAACATAAAGGATAAAACATGGAAAGTAAAGCAATATCACCATTAATAGAGCAAACAGCTTTTGAAGCTCCAATACCGGGACAGTCTTTAACTAATAGTCCTGAAAATAATTATGCTTGGGAAAAACCACCTGAAATGGTAGACTTAAATGTAGCTAGACAAAAGATATTTTTAAATTTATTAGAGCCTAAAAATCTAGAAGAAATTCAAAAGCTTATGATTAATGAAGTTCCAGTAGATGCTATAGCTCAAACAGTATTGGTTGAAGGATTTAGACAAGGTAAATTTAATCCTGATTTAGCTTTACAATTATTAGAACCTACTATGTATATGTTATTAGCTATTGCTGAAAAATCTGGTATAGAGCCTACATTAGATGCAGCAGGTGAAGAAGATGATGAAGACCTTGATGAAGAAGAAGCTGCACAAGTAAGAAAAGATAGTAGCGAAACATTTATGAAAGACGGTGGTCAAAGATTCCAAGATGCTAGAGTCGCAAGACCTCAACCTGCTTCAGTTGGTCCAGATATAAAAGAACAATTAGATAAATTAGATGTAGAAAAAATGCAACAAAGTATTTTACAAAAACCTAAACCAGAACTACAATCACAAGAAAGTCTATTAGGTAAAACAGGAGTTTAAAAATGGCTGATAATAGTATGGAAAATTTAATCAGTAACTATGGTGATATGAGTATTGAAGAACTCGGAAGTTCTTTATTACAACGACAGTCAGATATAGCAGCAGAGAGAGCTAAACAAGCTAAAAAGAATAGAAGATTTCAACAAGCTATAGGTTTATTAACAGCAGGTCAAGCCATATTTAAAAATGCTACTCAAAAAAGATTAAAAGAATTAGATGACCTTCAAGCTTTTAATATGCAAGATAATGTTGAACAATCTAAACAAATAAAAACTTTAGGTAGAATAGGTGCAAACATGCCAAATCAAGAATGGTTTGCAGAAAGAAAAGATAAAGATGTAAATACTATAACTAAAGAAATATTAAATGATGATAGGTATGGTAAAAACTTACAACAAAATTTAGCTCCTGTTATTGATGCAGCTATTAAACAAGGTGTACCTGAAGAAGAATATGCTATGTTTAAATCAGGAACATCTGAATATGATACAGCTTTTCAACTTGGATTACATAATTTAATTAGTAATTATGTTTCTCCTCATGTTGATGCTAAAGGTAATAAAACAGGTAAACGTAATTTTGAAATGTACGAAATTGAATTAAGAAAATTACTCAATGAAAAAGATTTAGATTCTGCAAAATTATTTGAACAAGCTATTGCTATTACACCGGGACGTTTAAATCAAGCTGAAAAAAGATATTATGCTAGATTAAAAAGTGAATATGCTAACAGAGGATATATTGAAAGTTTTAAAGATATATTTAAAAAAATAGGTAATAGAGAAGAACAACAAGGACGTTTTAATTTATTTAGAAATGTAGAACAAACCGATTTATATGGTTCTGATATAAATGATATTTTAACAACTTTAAATATTGAAGGTCCTTTAATTACTTCCATAGATAAATCATTAGCTCAATATAGAGGAAGTGCTACTCAAGCTTTAGTTAGTGCTAAAACAGACCCTGATTTAGTATCAAGAGCTAATACAGCTATAGAAACTTATGGTAGAAATTTAGGTAATAAAAGATTATATAATTCTGACAATACTTTAAAAATGTCAATACGTGGCGAAGGAAACTGGAATAATCATATAGAAGATTTTACTGACTCTCAAAAACAAAAATTTGCTGAAGATGTAGCTGGTTTAGCTAATTCATTTCAAGATGATACAGATTTTGCTTTAGCTGTTTTTAGTTCTACATTAAAAGATAGAGGAGAAGAAGTTACTGATGATATGTTAGCAGAATTTTATCAAAAAATAACAGGTCCAGATAATGAAACTTATAGGTTAAATATTGCAATTGCTGTAGCAGCTAATGAAGGCTTTGCTGCTGGTGGTGGATTTTTAGGTAGAAAGCCTGAATACTATAGAGACAGTTTTGATACAGTAGCTCAAAAATATAAATACGATAGATTTAAAGGAAGCATACCTACATTATTAGGAGAAGGTATTTCTGTACCATCTCAAACTACTACAGGAAATTATCAAGAAGATGCTAGTTATTCTAAAATGGATAAAGACTCTAGAAAGATTGCATTCGATAATCAATTAAAATTTATTGAGCAAAGTAAGTTAAGCCCTACTTCTAAAATGAAGTTAATAGAAAATTTATTTGAAAATGTAAGACAACCAGAATTTACAACACCTCAAGAATATTTAGAAGCTTATCCACCTGAAAGTAGAAAGCCACAATATAGATATGTTTATATGTCAGGACCTACTGGAGGATATACAGCTAGGATTCCTGTTAATATTCCTGAAAAAAAAAATAATGTAGTTGACGATAATCAACTAAGTGATTCTGTTTATAAAAATAAAGCTGTAGGTAAAAAAGTAACTTCAGAAGCTATAAATGCTATAGTAAATATGGGTTCAGAAAGTGAAAAAGATAAAAAAAATATAATAGGTTTTTTAAATGATACTGCTAATATAGAATCTAGTTATGGAAAGCATCGTAATACTTTTACTAATAAATCAGGTGCTAGAGGAATTATGCAAATAGTACCTAGTCAATCTTTAGCAGAATTACAAAGAAGAATAGATATTAATAATCCAACAATGGTAAAATATAATGAAAAATTAAAATCAAATTTTAATATTGATTTAACCACAGTAACTGCAAAAGATTTAGAAATACCATTAGTTAATGTAGCAGTAGCTAGAGGATATTATATGATTTTTCCAGAACCTATTCCTACTGATAAAGTAAAACAAGCAGAGTATTGGTTGAAAAATTATAACACAGGAGATGGGAATGCTACTGTAGATATATATTTAAAAAAGAACGGATACGAAAATTTAATTAAAACTTAAAATAATGAGAATACCCTTTGGTCAACCTACAAGTTCAATTGTAGATTTATATAACGAACTAACTCAAGACGAGACTCAAAAGCCTCAAGAAATGCAAGAGGGAGTTAGTCCTCTTTATCAACAAATACCTGAAGTAAAACCTGATGAAATACAACAGGCTAAAGATTCTATTGTTGGTAATATTCAAAAACAAATTGAAGAAACTGTAACACCTCCAAGTACTGTTAAAACTAAAAAAAGTTTAACAGAGTTAGCTAATGATGAAGAGTTTTCCATGAGAGCTGAAAGATTCTTAGAAGGTATTGAAAGTAATGAAAACATATTTGAATATCTTAGAGATGCTGAATACAGTTTAAGTGCTGCAGCTACTCGTTCTTTTCAAACAGGTAAATGGACTGACGAACAAAAAGACGATTATGTTTATTTACAGAATGCATTTAGAAATGCAGACCTTAAAGGCTTTAGAGAACATTTTGGTTTAGTAAAAGATTTAGCAGGTGATTTACTTTTAGACCCATTAAATATTTTAGCTGCTGTTTTTGCAATACCAACTGCAGGTGCTAGTGTAGCTAGTCGTGCTGCTTTAGGTGCTGCAGCTCAACAAAGCATGAAAGCTTTTACTAAGTCTAAATTAAAAAAAGCAATTACTAAAGGTACTGCAAAAGACTTTGCTTTATTCGGAGCTGCTGAAGGAATGGCTTGGGAAGGTCTACATAATTATTTTATGCAAGACATGAATGTCGATTTAGATTTAATTGATGCTATAGATTTATCTGAACTAAGTGCTTCCGCATTAATCGGTGGTACAATAGGTGCTGGTATTGGTGGAGCTGTTGGTGTAGGTATGGGTAGAAAATATTCTAGATTAGCAGAAAAAGAATTTAGATATGCTAATGAAGATGCATTTGGATTTGTAGGACCACAACAAAGAAAAGTAGAATTAGAACAATGGGAGATTGAACAAGCTTCTAAAAATCCTTTAAACTTAGATGAAGAATTTGTAGGACCTACACAAGAATTTGTTGGACCTTTACCAGAAACAGATTTTTTAAACAGACCATCTTTTTCACAAAGATTTAAAGAACGATTAAAAAAGAAAGTTCCATTTGATACTAGTAAAAGAAAAAGACAACATCAATTAAATGTATTAATAGCTAAAACAACAGGTAAAGCTACTACAGAATTTTTAGAATACGCTAAAGACTCACCGGCATTACAAAACTTTTTAAGAAAAATAAGATACGACTATGATGTTGGTCTTATTACTGAAGGTGAAAGAAGTGTTAAAAAAGCTAAATTAAATGATGGTACTGAAAGTAAATGGTCTTTTGGTGAATTTGTTGGAAGACAGTTTGGTAAATATCATTATGGATTAAACAAAGCTTTAAATACTTTATATAGAACTGGTTGGTCTGCTCGTATAGTAACAGAACAAAACGATACTTTATATGCTTTATTATCTGATAAAAATATTGGTATTAAAAGAGGTGAAGGTAAAGTTAGTATAGATACTCTTTTAGAAAGAGGAGAATATACTTCAAAAATTAATGACGTACCTAAAGTGTTTAAAATTGATGCTGATGTTGCTGATGCTTATAAAGGTGTTAGAGCATTACTAGATAAGTCTTTTGATGAAGCACAGGCATTAGGTTTATTTAAAACAGGTACTATTAATAAAGGCGGATTCTTTCCAAGACTTTATAAGTTTGATGTCCTTTCTAAAAAGCCAGATGTTTTTGCACAAAAGTTAATTAGAGCAGGACATGCAGACCCTGATAATTCATTAATTGAAATTGATATAGTATTAGAAGATGGAACTAAAACTAAAGGTACTCCTGCTGATGCTAAGACTATGGATGATGAAATATTCCAGTTAAGTAAAAAATATCAAGTAACTAGTTTTGAGGACTTAGCTAAAAAAGAATTAGACGTAGATGTAGCTGCTGGAAGAAGAACAACTTATACTCAAAAAGAATTAGAAACTACAGCTAAAGAATTAAAAGCTAAAGAAATTGTTCAAGGAATGATTGATGAAAGATATACTCCTTATGAATTAAGAAAAGCAGGTGCTAATAATTCTTTAGGATTTTTTCAAGCTAGAAGATTTAATAATATAAAAGATAGTGATATTGCAGAATTTTTAGAAACAGATGTTCAACAAGTATTAGAAAATTATTTTACTAATATGGCACAATCTCAAGGACGTAAAAAATATTTTGGAAATACTATAAGAGAATTTGAAACTGAAAGACAATTAATAAAAAATGAGTTAATGGAATCAGCTTTAAAAAGAGGTTTAAATAAAACAGAAGCTAGACAAGAAGCTGAAGAAATTGCAAAGAATATAGGAGATGTATTTCAAAAAGTTACTGGATTAGAAACTTATCAAAATAGTGTATTTAGAAATACAAAAATGGGTAGAGGATTTAGTGATGCTACTAAGTTAATACAACAGATGGCTCATTTACCTTTTGCAACTATTTCTAGTATAACAGAACCATTAATTTTATTAAGTCGTGCAAATCCCGGAGATGTAAAAGAAACTGCAAGAAGTATAGGTACAAGTATTGTATCAGAAGGTAAAAATACTTTTAAAAGATTATTTCAAAATCTTGAAAGAAGTAGTTTTGGTGGTTTAAAAAAAGGTAAAAAGATAAAAGGTTTTGAAGATGTTAATGATGAAACATGGGCAGAGCTTTATCAAACTGGATTAGCTTTAGAACAAGCAGTACAAGAAAGGATTGAAGGATTAGCTGGTGAAGCATTAGGTAGTAAAAAACTTAGAAGCCTTCAACAAATGTTTTTTAAAACAAACTTACTTACACAATGGACAAAAGCTGTTCAACTTGCTGCATTTACTACAGGTAAAAGATTAATAAAACAAAATGCAGAACAATTATATTATGGTAAAACTTTAGTTGGTAGAAAATTAACTGATAAAAATAAAGATTATTTAATAAAACAATTAAATGAATTAGGTGTTGATGAAACTGAAGCTTTAAAATGGTATAAAGGTTCGTTAGATAAAAACGGTAAATACGATATAAATAAAGCTAGAGGTATGGATGATAAAGGACAAATTATCCAAGACCAATACGGTAATGTAACTTTTAATGCTAATTTTTATAGTAAAGATTACTTAAATGCTGCAAATAGATTTACTAAAGAAATTAT